TGACATCCGTAATCTCAGCTTTGACCTTGCCGCTGCCATCAGTGGTTAACTGAATTCCGACTTGTAACTTATTCATGCTATGTCACGCCTTTTTTCAATCGTTACCGTGATGGCCTGGTCAGGTCTATTCATCGTGCTGGGCGGTCAATTCGTAATCGGCATGAGTCTTATCGGTGCTCCCGGTCTGCTCTGGTGGATCGCTTTTATTGGTTGGGGCCTGCAATGACCACCTACCGCTCGCTAACCGCCTGACACTCCGCGCAGCGGACGGCATACGGGAAAATCTTCAGCCGCCCTGGGTCAATATCCTCGCCGCAATCGACGCATTCCCCAGATATACGGCTAGGCCTCAGCGGGGCCTGTTTGTCTGGCTGCGGCCGTCGCGCATAAAACCGCATGGCGGCTTCCAGATAGTCCTGGGCACGATCGGCGCTATCGGCCATTACTTATGACCCACCCACTCGGCTAGCTTGTCCATACCGAATAACCCAATGACTGCAATCGCGGTGGCGATAAACCATTTGGCCGTTCGGCTGGCCTGCGCCAGGCTTTTTAGCTCGCGGACTTCGTCAGTGGTGAGCTTGTCTGTGGTATCGACGACCTTGAGGTTTTCCTCGGTCATGGCTTGATTGCCCCGCGCCGGAAAAACAACCCGATCAGTCCGGCTACTGCTAAACCCGCCTTGAGGATGGCTTCCTGTTGTTCAGGGTCAAGCTCAAGACCGGCGGCCATCAACAACAACACAATGCTGCGCCACGTTGAACTTTCACCAAATGCCACGCCAATTCGATCAATCATGTCAGCCTCCTAACAGAACAAAATAAACCGCCAGAAAAATGAAGACGGGGATACATAGCAGCCCGGTCAACACCAGAATCTCGAATGCTTCGTTGGGATTTGGTTTCATCGTGGAACCTGCCAATGCGGCCCATCGGGAAAGGATTTCCAATCGCCTCCCCAGGTGATATTTACCCCGAGTTCCTTTGCAACCTGTTTGATAACGGGCGCGATCTGGTGGTAATACTTCCAATCCCATGTCACCTTGCCGTCGACCAATGGCGCGATATCTACTGCATGGCCGGTGATGTGATAGCTGTTCATGGTCTTACTGGCCCCTTTGGCGACTAATTGCCGCTGTCGCTCCTTGGTGCGAAGGCCTTCCAGTACAGTGAAATCAATCGGCGTGCGTTTGATGGCCTCTTCCACGACCTTGGTAAGACTTGGGTGAACTCCTTTCAGGCGTGCCTTCGAGGTCGCGCCCAATCGGAAGCCTGATCCAGTTTTTGGATTTGGGGTGTTTTGCGTGAGCCGATCCAGCAGCGGCTTGAGGTCTGGCCGGTCCTTCAGCAGGTCGGTCAGATCGTCGATCTCTGCCTGGGTCAGTGTTAGGGTGATCACGGCAACTCCTAGTTGTTTGACTTGTTCAAAATTGCTAGAGCCGCGGTCTCCATGACCTGTAAGCCCTGAAATATCGTGTCGGCCTTCTTCCCGCGAAATCCATAACGATTGATGACGATTTCGGCCGCCTGATAATCCAGCCCATGAAAGATCGGCCGTCTGCTCATACCGGCAAACTCCTTTTTCCATTGGGTTTTCAGGCCGCACCAGCAATGCCAGGTGTCGAGGTTTTCGCGCCAGATCTCCAGTGCTTCATCCTCTTCTAGCTGATCCAGCTGCTCGGCCAGTTCAGGATCGCCGCCAAAGGCTTCGATCTGCCGCGCAATCGAGGCCTTGTCTTCGTCATCCAGTTGCCTCGACGCGGGGCTGGCCCAGGCCCGCGCCAGGTCAATCAGTTTTTTCTTGCCAGCTCGCCGTTGAGTTTGCTGGCAGCGGTAAGCACTACAGCCACAGCCAGACTTGGATAGCTGTCCAGCATGACGAGGACGTTGTCACGGCTGAATGGGAAGGGTTCGCCGACGGCGTCCTGAATCTGCCAGTTGGTAACCAGACCCATCACCAAATCCGCGTCCAACTCCAGACGCTCTTCGCCGCTGAGCTTGATGGGTTCACCGTCTTCATCCTTCGGAGTCTCGACGGTAGATAGAACGCTGTCATAGCTTTTGCGCGTGAGCCGCTTGAACTCCATCTCGATGGAATGGCGGATGCTGCGACCGTTGTCGTCGATATCCTTGAAGCTGACCTGTGCCTTGAATGTGTTGGTCTTAGGTTGGATCTTGAATGCAGCCATGTGGGTATCCTTGTATCTGTCGGTTGAAAAATGAGTCCCCCGCTTTATCACCAGCGGCGAGGGGCGCTGCGACAGTCCTTCAGCAGGACGTGATGAGGTGCCTGCCGGACTATTTGAAGGTGATGGTGATTTCGTCGTTGCCGGTATCTGGTTCGAATACCAGCGGCACCGAGTACATCCACACACCATCCGAATCGTTGTTGGTCGGCGGATTGAGCGTGACCTTTGGCGCATCGATCTGGACGATGTAGCCTGCCTCGGTACCGTGGATGATTTGGAGTGCTCCAGACTCTTTGGTACGGGCCGCTTCGATCCAGTTCTTCGTGGCAATGTCTGTGGCTTCGAAGACCAACGTTCCAGAGACGGCACGCTGAGTGATCTGCACAGAAGGCGCACAACCCGGCAAGTCTCGGTAAACGAGGTTGTTGCCGATGTCGATGCTGAGTGATTCCATGCACAGCGTTTCACCGAACAGGGTGACCGTGGGGGTATTCACACTGTTAGGGCCGAGCGGATCCTTGAATCCAGAGAAATCTGCTACCAAGGCCGCAGCATCGCTGGGCGCGGAATACTGCCCCATGAAGTTGAACGGCAGCTTGGGGATAGACCCACGGGCAATGTTGATGCTAAAGGATCCGCGACAGCCCGTAGCTCTCTGGAATACACCGTCCATATTGACTTCAGCTGTGCAGCTATCGAAGTCAGTGGATACAGGTGAATAGACCACATCGGTTCCAGCGTTAATGTCTTCTGCAAACCCACAGGCCATCAGCAGATCGGCAAATGCCGGACGATTACCCGCCGCGCCAGAAGACTGAAGCTCAATCTCGAAATTGAACTCTGTGTGTTGGTCTAGCTGGATAGTGGAGCTGTTACCCAAGAAAGGACGGATGAAGTCCCGGCTTGCGGTATTACCTGCCAGCCATGTGTGAGTCAGGGCAGACAGCAGAAGAGCGTTGGCCCCGCCAATAGTAGGAGCTGTCCCATAGACGGATTCCTTTTTCATCGCCATTACGGCGTTTCGCATTACTTTAGCCATCAGAGTGTTCTCCTACGTTGGCATCTGGTTCGGGTGTAACGACAGGGTCAGGCCTGACCACTACAGGCGGGGCACAGCAGGGTGCTGATGGAGCCGTTGCAGGAGTGACAAGCGTCCGAATCCCGGTCACTGGATCAGTGGTGTAACTACCGCCACGACCTGATGGTGCGGAGGTCGCGGCAAGCGTTTTTGATTTAGCCATCGTGTACTCCAGTAAAGACTGGCCCACCACGTGGGTGGGCCATGAGGATTAGCTGATAGTCAGCTTGATGATGGCCGTCGGACGCGTACACAGATTCAACGGATTGGTCTGTGCTTCAATGTCGTAGCCCTTACCCATGCCGCGCTCTTCAGCCTTGGCGTACATCGGGAGGCCGATGGTGTTGACCGTCTCGATGTAGTTGGCGGGTGCGTAGCGGGTGACGAACAGGCCGGGGACGCCTTCCGGGACCGCATAGGCGACGTTGTCGTCGATCTTCACCGCCGATGTGCCACGATAGCGCTCGTAGGTGATGCCCATGTGGGTGAACTCCAGACGCGGGTCCTGCCGCAGAGCGGAGGCCATCATGGTGTTCAGGTAGGTCTCCTTGACGTCCTTGTCCTCGATCAGCGCCTTCCAGAAGCCGGAAGAGCACAACACGCGCACACCGCTGAACGGCACGCCGCCCAAGGCGTCCTCGATCTTTTCTAGGACGATGGTATGGACTTCGCGGGTCTTGCTGTTGGCGCTGGTGCTGAAGCCCATCGCCTGCGTCTGCTGCGAGCCGCCAAAGGCGGTGAACAGGTTTTGCAGGGTCGAGCCGTCCTTGTCCAGAATCAGGCCTTTCAGCGCGCCGATGCGATGCGCCTCGATGGTCAACTCCAGATTGGCGCGCAGCTTGGCCAGCAGGCGGTCACGCGCCGCTGAAACGGAGTCCAGCTGGTTTTCCGTGCCGAAGGCGCGGAGGTTTTGCAGCTCGTCCGCATCCAGGCCCGCCAGCGCCGGAATGTGCGGCACGCTGAAGGTCAGCTCATTGCGCTTGTCGCCGAGGATGACTTCGCCGACGCCGCCACGCGGGGCCGTGGACACCAGACCGAGGGAGCCGTTCAGCTGCTCGATCTTGGCCGTGGTCTCGGCAATACCCAACTCCTCAAACCATCCGAGTTGTCCAATACGCGCCGGTTTAAACGGCAGATTGTTTATGACCGCCGTAAGGGTGGTCAGCGAAAAGTCTTTTTCGTATCCCGTTGCCATAATCGTCAGGCCTCCTTAACGAGCAATAATGAACTTGGCCGCGAGTGCAGCCAGGCCAGCGGTTTTTTTAGCGCCGGAAATACCGGACTTCCACACCAGCAGTTCGGCCTTGACCTCGGCCAGGCGAGTAATGGCCACGACCTTGAGGTCTCCCCCGGAGGCGTCGCTATCCGCTGTCAGCACGGCGGCGGCG